TTATATTTGTAAAAAGACTAGAATGATCAACTCAGTTAGAAATACCGTATTGGCAATTCTGAATAAGAATAATTACGGATACATCTCACCTTCTGACTTCAACCTGTTTGCCAAGCAGGCACAGCTAGAAATCTTTGAAGAGTACTTCTCTGGGTATAACGACTTGATTAACAAGGAGAACGCTCGTGTATCTGGCACAGACTATGCAGATCAAAAGAAAGCATTAGAAGAAGCTATAGAACTATTTGCAGTTACATCAACTCTTACTCAGGTTGCTCCAGCTACAAACAGATTCTACTTGCCATCGGTAACTACTACTGGCTTTGATTACTTTATGCTCAATAAGGTTTTGTGTTATGATGCATCAGGTGCAACTAGAGTATTTAAGGCTACTGAGAACTTCCCAGCATATACACAGGAAGGTAGTATACTAACGGTATATCCTACTACTATTAATTTAGCCAATGAGGTAGATGCCAATTACTTTAGATACCCTAAGGATCCTAAGTGGACATTCACTACGCTAACTAATGGTGAGCCTGTATTTAATCAATCTCCGGGATTGGGATACCAAGACTTTGAGGTCCCTGTAGAGGATGAGATAAAATTAGTTTCAAAGATTCTTCAGTACGCTGGTATGTCTATTCGTGAGATTGAGGCAGTACAGTTTGGTGGTGCTGAGGAGCAAAAACAATCTGTATAATCATGGCATACATCACTGAATATCAGTATTACGAAAATGGTGGCAATCAACCAATTAATAAAAATTGGGGGTCATATCAGTACGTTAGTTTGCAGGATATTGTCAACAACTTTATGTTGATGTACGCTGGGAACCACTCCTTGGTAAATAATGAGGAACGATATAAAATTCTGTTCCATGCCAAAAGAGCAATACAAGAACTAAACTATGATGCGTTTAAGCAAATAAAAGTTCTTGAACTAACTGTTGACGATACGCTTAAGTATATCCTTCCGCCTGACTATGTAAACTGGGTTCGAGTAAACCTATATAAGGATGGGTATTTGAGGCCACTTACAGAGAACATTCAAACACTTTCTTCAAGAGCTTACTTGCAGGATCAAACTGGAAAGATTCTTTTTGATCAGGCAGGAAATGCGTTGTCTCCTGAGTTTTCTCAGATTGACTTGCAGAGATTAGAAGGTACCAAGAAGAGTATCTATCTAAACCCAGATAGCAGATACGATGGTGAAGAGGGATGGGATTTAGGAGATGGAAACTGGTGCTTTGAATATGGATTGGGCCAGAGATATGGCTTAAATACTGAGACCGCTAACTTCAATCCTACATTCAATATCGATGCCAAGAGTGGTGTAATTAACTTCAACTCTGATATGTATGGTCAGTCAGTTATTCTTGAGTACATATCTGATGGTATGGAGAATGGAGATGACTCTATTATTAGCGTGAATAAATTGTTTGAAAAGTTTATTTATGCGTACATTCAATACGAAATACTGAATGCTAAACTTGGAGTTCAGGAGTACATTGTGAATCGTGCAAGAAAAGAGAAGACTGCTCTTTTGAGAAACTCTAAAATCAGATTAAGCAACATTCATCCGGGTAGACTATTGATGAACCTACGTGGTATGGACAAGTGGTTGAAATAATATGGCGAACATTACAAGGAATTTCATAGCTGGAAGAATGAATAAAGTCGTTGATGAACGACTTATTCCTGATGGAGAGTATATTGATGCTCTTAATGTTCGTATGGGCTCCACTGAGAACTCAGAGATTGGTGTCATTGAGAACACTAAAGGGAATACTAAACTAACCACGCTAAAGTATATTAATGGTACAGCACTTAGTGCGTCTGCTAGATGTATAGGTACGATTACCGACAGCAGCAAGGAGACTATCTATTGGTTTATCCATGACTCTAACTTTGGTGTAGGTGCTACTGGAAAGCTTGACCTTATTGTTTCATTCAATGTGTACAATAATATCCTTACCTACCACGTTGTTAGTATCAACGATGGAGGAGGAAATAATACCACACTCAACTTCAATCCCGGCTATCTAATTACAGGTGTCAACATTATTGACAACCTATTATTTTTTACGGACGATTATAATCCACCTAGAGTAGTTAACCTAGATAAGAACTATCCTGATCCTGTTGGAAACATAGACCAGTTTAGTGCTGAGTCATTGCTTGTTATCAAGAAGCCACCAGTAGAGTCACCTAGTATCCAGTTAATAAATACTGGAGATGAGGAGAACTTCATGGAGAGCAGATTCATTTGCTTTGCTTACAGATACCAGTATGAGGATGGTGAGTACTCGGCTACATCTCAATGGTCTGAGCCAGCATTTAGACCTAAGTCTTTTGACTTTATAATACTGGAGGTCCGCTTGTTAAGGGGATTGACCTGTTGTTTAAGGAGACCACTAGTAACGTCATTAAGGTTATTGAGAAGCTCAACAAGGCTGACCTTGGTCTATCCGACAATACTGACTATACATTCACTTTCACAAACAGCAAGATCTTTACTGTTCTTCCTGAGAGTGAGTTGTCTAGACTATTTGACAACGTGCCGCTATTGGCTAAGGCCCAAACTATTATGGGTAATAGACTCATGTATGGCAACTACGTTGAGGGTTATGACATGTTGGACGTAAATGGTAATCCAGTTGACTTGGAGTACTCTACTGCGTTAATATCTGATGAGATAGGCAATACTGAGATTAGTGATTCACTTGCCTCAGGGGTGTATAGTTTTGGATCTGCACAGACGATTCCTAACTCAATTGTATATTTAAATCTCGCTGGGCTTGAACTTATTGAAGGTGCTTCTATTACAGTAGAGATAACTTTTGATCATACGTCATTTGCAGGAAGTACACCTTTCCCATCGCAGACTAATGAAAACATATCGCTTACATTCTCATTTACTTTGCCTAAGTCTTACGGATCGGTATATGAGATGGCAACTAGTGCAGAGTTTCAAGAGGCTGTAGGAGCCGTTGGTAATATACAATCAGTAGCTAATTCGTGTAATGGCACAACATTTACAGACAATTTTAATTGTGCTATTCGAAACAACTTAGATGCGTTGATTAAATACCAGAGTGGCATTGCAAGTGCTGGTCAGGGTATTGGTATAATTACAACTACCGCTAGCACGATTATTGGATTGCAGTTGCTGACAATGAGGTATGTTGATAACACGACTACTCCTACTGTAAGTGTATACGAGTATTATTCTTACACATTTGTTGAAGCATTCTATCAGAAGATAGATTCACCAAGAAGTTTACATAGTAATAGAGGATATGAGATTGGCATCGTATACATGGATGACTTTAATAGGTCAACCACTGCATTGGTAAGTCCAAACAATACTGTCCATATACCATGCTCTGCATCAGATACTAAGAACTCTATTCAGGTTACTATACCTACTACACAGAAACCACCATACTGGGCTACTAGATACAAGTTTGTTATCAAGCCAGATGAGGAGACCTACGATACAATCTATAGCAGTATCTTCTTCAATGACCCACTAACTAATAACACCTTCTTCTTACTTGAGGGTGAGAATGCTAGAAAGGTTCAGGCTGGAGATAGACTTATAGTTAAGGCTGATACGAATGGTCCTACTAACAGATGTGTATATACTACTGTGCTTGAGAAAGAATCTCAGGTAGAAGGGTTTATTGAAATACCAAGTGTTATAGATCCAGCAGTAAATGTTGATGTACCAGCTGGTGTCTACATTAAGATTAATCCAAATAACTTTTCTACTGTAAATGATGATTTGGCTAATATAGCACCGGGAACAATTGAGGTAAATCAAGATACTAAATTTGAATATCCTATACTAGTATACCCAATGAATTTAGAGCGTGAGGCTGGGTATGATCCTTTGAATCCAACATGGGTTTATGAGGACTACAGCGTCCCTTCTGGTAGTAGGATAAAGATTAACATTAAGTTCCAGCGCCTTGGTGTTGGTAAAGGTAATGGTGCTTGTGAAACTAGAATATACACTCTAGAGAAGACCATGATAGCCTCTGCCAACTATGACAATATGGAGGACTGGTTTAATGGGGACAATGTTCAGGTTGTTCTTGATCAGGGTATTCAAGATGTTGGTGGAGATGGATGCGAGATTCAGAACGACTACATTTCAACAACCTATGATTATGTTACGTCTCCTATTGTAGATGCTACAGATGCTATTTCCGATCCTGCAACATGTACTAATAAGTATAGATTTGCTAGAGAAACAAACACTAATCAGTTGTCACTCGTTATGTCTGGCACAGTTAGATGCGATGGTACACTTTATAGAGAAAAAAGAAGATCTAGCATAATTGCTACGTTTGAGGTATTTAGAGCTAATAATATAATCATATTTGAGACTGATCCATTAGACGCTGCTCCAGATATATTCTTTGAGAATGAGTTATCTCTTCCTATTGTTAATGGATACCATACAGGAAACATACAAAATCAGACTGTATCAAACCCAGCCATAATTGATACTCAATTCTTTAACTGCTTCTGCTTTGGTAACGGAGCGGAGAGCTATAAGATATTAGACTCTATCATTGGAAGAACGCTATCATTAGGTAACAGAGTTACTGCTGTAGCTGCTCAGGACGACCAAAGAGTAAGAAGGTTTGCCGACATCACATACAGTGGTGTGTATAACTTTGAGTCAAATGTTAATAAGTTAAATGAGTTTAACCTTGGCCTACTTAACTACAAGTACCTTGAGGTTTCATTTGGACCTATCTATGTTTTAGATGGGCGTGAGACTGATGTGCTTGTTCTACAGGAGGACAAGATTTCTTATGTACTTGCTAGCAAGAATTTGATTTCAGACTCTTCTGGTGGAGGAGCGATTGCTTCAATACCACAGATACTTGGCACCCAGATAGCTAGAACTGAAGACTTTGGAATTAGCTTTCACCCAGAGAGTTACGTTCAGTGGGGGCCTGACAGGTTCTTTACTGACGTGAAGCGTGGCGCTGTGCTTAATCTAAAAGGAGACCAATTGATTGTGGTGTCGGAGTTCGGTATGCGTACATGGTTTAGAGATGAGTTC